GCCAACGAAACAGACAGAAGTGTAGAAATTAAAGATATGTTGGATAACATCATAGCAGGTAATAATGCAGATGCCCAACAACAATTTAATGATCAGATGCAATCAAGAACAAATGATGTATTAGACACTTTAAAACAGGACAAAGCGGCAGATGTTTTTAAACAGAGCGTTGATCCTGACATGGAACCACAAGGTGTTAGTTTAGATGACGCACTTGTGGATATAGATCAAACAACAGGGAGACCTGTAGAAGGAGAAACAAATGGCGAAGACATTTAAAAATTTTAGAGCAGGAGTAATTACCGAATCTCCTGTAGACGGTGTAGCTAAAGGCTCACTAGAAGGCGATAAGCACATGTGCGCTAGTAAAATAATGCACAAGGAATGGAAAGAAGGCACACCTATTATTGGTGAACACGCAGAACCAGTAGATGGCCATGTGTCTTGGTATAAAGTTATGTTTGAACACGGTATAGAAACAGTTGAAGTGAATGATCCTAATGTCGAGATCCTCGAAGAGGGTGGACACGGGAACCATAAGAAAAAATCAAAAGGGTACTAATTAACTAATCAACCAAAGGAAAACAAATGGCAGTCACAGTAAACAATTTAAAACTCACCCAAGTCCAGGGTGTGGTATCTGTTAGGGGGACTGCAGCAACCGGAACAATTGCTTTAGCAACAACGCTTAAGAAATCTACTGAGACGCAAAGCTCCCCGACAGCTAACATTAAAGGGCTACATTGGACTTTGTCTAGCGGCGCTAGCGCAAAGGTTCAACGAAACTCCGTTGTACTATTTGAACTACACGAAAGTGGTTCACTAGATTTTTACGGATTTGCAGACAACTCAGAAAACACATCAGATATAGAAGTAGTTATAGCCGGCGGAGCTGGTGGAACTGTTATAGTTGATTGTGCTAAAGTTTCTGGTTACGGTTCACAACAACATCAAGATGCACCACTAGACACTAACGACGCAGGTAATGTCTATGACGGTGGTTCATTAGGTTAACGGAGAAATAAATGAGACTTATTAAAGAATTTAACGAAAGTATTAACTATCTCACAGAAGATAGTAAAGATCCTAAGAAGCCTAATGTATTCATAGAAGGTGTATTCTTACAATCAGATTTAAAGAACAAAAACGGTCGTGTATATCCTAAAGAGATTATGCAACGAGAAGTTAACAGATATGTTAACGAATCTGTCAACACTAAAAGAGCTTACGGAGAGCTAGGACACCCAGAAGGCCCTACTGTAAACTTAGACAGAGTATCTCACATGATAGTCTCACTAAAGGAAGACGGCAGCAATTGGATTGGTAAAGCCAAAATTATGGATACACCAATGGGTAAAATTGTAAAAGAACTTATTAGCGAAGGCGCTCAACTTGGAGTAAGCTCCAGAGGATTGGGCTCTTTAAAAGAGAGGAATGGCATTAATGAAGTACAAGATGACTTTATGCTTGCCACAGCAGCAGATATTGTTGCAGATCCTAGCGCTCCAGACGCTTTTGTATCCGGTATAATGGAAGGAAGGGAATGGGTTTTTGTTAATGGTAAATGGACAGAACAAGACATAGAAGAGAGCCAAGCAATTATTAATAGCACTTCACAGAAAGATCTAGAAGAAGCTAAAATAGCTGTTTTTAGCAATTTTCTTGATAAACTGTCTAAAATATAATAGAAATCTGTATAAATATAAATAGTTTATTAGATTATATTAAAATTTAAATAATCCTAAGAGGAGAGTAACATGGGAGTAGAATCCAAAATCAGAGAACTTCTAGAAGGCAAGTTGCAAGACGATGCTGTAGAAGTACTTGACGAACTAGCGGCACATCGTCCGTTAGATAAGTCAAGCAATGGAGATGCTAAACCACCCCTACAAGGTAACTCTAATCCAAACCCAGAACAGCAAGACCTAAGTGGTACTAGCAACCCTGAAGGCGGATTGACAAGCCCAGTAGGTAAGGAAGCGTCGGCTAAGGCTGGTAGTGCCCCTAGACCTTCTAACTCAGGTGCTGGTAAAGCACCTAACTACAATGACGGAGAGGCAACTCAAAGTGTTGTAGCACAATCTAGCTCTAAAGGTAATGTTCATCAAGAAGAAGTCGAAGAGACTGAAGACGAAGTTCTTGAAGAAACACCTGAAGTAGCAGAAGATGAAGTAGTATCCGAAGAAGAGGAAGCTACTGAAGAGGTTGTTGCAGAAGAGGAAGAAGTCGAAGGCGAAGAAGTTGAATATGTTGAAGAAGGCGAAGAAGAACTTACAGAATCTGAAGAAGAGGAAGTAGAAGCTTCTGAAGATGAGTCAACAGAAGAAACTTTATTCGAAGAGGACATTGCTAACTTGTTCGCGGACGAGGAGCATCTTTCCGAAGAATTTAAAACACAAGCCGCTTCACTTTTTGAAGCATCGGTTGTGGCCAGAGTCAATCAACAAATGGAGTCCATTGAGGATGAGCTTGTTGAGGAAGCCAATAAAGCTTTTGATGAGGCAAAAGAGAAGCTCGTAGAAAATGTAGACAAATACCTCAGTTATGTAACTGAGCAATGGCTCAAAGAAAACGAGTTAGCTGTTGAGAACGGCTTACGCAACGAAATTACTGAATCATTCCTTAACGGCATGAAAGAAGTATTCAAAGAACATTATATTGATGTTCCTGAAGAAAAATTCGATGTGTTGGCAGAACAACAGTCTGAAATTGATGAGTTAAAATCTAAGTTAAACGAAGAGATTAACAAGTCAGTTGCAATCAGCGAAGAAAGAGAACAACTACAAAAGGAAAAAGTTTTCCGTTCCGTGGTTGACGATCTAGCTG